CAAATTTTGAATATCTAATGGCTCTACAGTGCTTTCATCTACCCTTCCATTGATAGCGTTAGCAGTATAAAACACATTGTCTAATATCCAATATGCCTTACCTTCAGTTATTACAACCTTTAACATATTTTTTTGAACATGTTTTTGAGACTGCGTTATAACTTTTGGCTTCTCAAACATCTCTTTTGGAATAACATCCTTAACCATTTCATAGATATTACTTTGTCTATATCTAATCTTTGATAAAAATCTTCCTCTTTTTCTGTTTGATATTTTAATTATAGACCATGAGACAATGAATGTCAAGCCCACAATTAACAGATATTCCATTTTTACTTAGATTTTTTTTCAGGTTGCTTAGTTAAACTTAAAATCATAGAATTAAGTTTATTTGTCTCAAGTTGTAATTTTAACAACTCTAATTCTGTATCTGATAGTTTTTGTTTATAAAATGTTATTAGTTGAACTAATTCATTTTTATCTAAATTTTCCATTTATCCCCCTATTTTTTTAGATCAAAGGCAGTTCCCTGCCAAATTTTTTCTACCTTTTTCTTTTCTCGTTCTACAATTGCACGACTCCAAGTAAACCCTGCATCTCCACCCCAAGCATCCCACATGATTCTTCCATTAGATGGAAACTCTGGACCAGAGTAAAATCCTTTACCTTTTTTATCTACTTCATGACGTGAAAAAAAAGAGAACATTCTTTTAACAGTATCAAGAGACATAGATCTTCCAGCAACTATATCTGTTGCTCTACCCCAACCAACTGGAGTACCAGCACCCGTTGCTTTACCATCAGCCTTCCATTTAAGTGCACGACGTGCAGCAGACTTCATGCCATCATTAGGCGAGTATGTATCGGCCATTATTTATCCTTCTTTGCATGTTTTACATCATATGGTCCAAGAATAGATTTAACTGTACCATTTTTATTCATACGAACAATCATTTTATTTTTAATTTGTGTTGGATTAAAAGATCCTGATTTTTTCTTTGGCATTATTTTGTAAATCCTTTTGGATCAAATACGCTTCCGTCCCAAATTGTTTTAGTTGTTTTGGTCTCTGACTTGTATGTACCACCACGTCGCTTATATTCAGCAACTACCCAAGCATTAGCGTATGCAGATGGATAAACATCAAATTTATCTTTTGCTGCTTGAACAACTCTTGCATAAAGTTTAGGATTTGATGGATCGCTTCCACCACGTCTTGGCTTAATTACATCTTCGTAATTAGGTTTTTCTGCTTTACCAATTTGAGCATCATACATTGCCATCAATGTTTCTGAATCTGTTTCTGGAATTCCTGAATCAGTTGAACCCATTTCAACAATTAAATCAACTGATACAGATAGTGATTCAATCTTAACAACTTCGGACATGCGATGATAAGTAACATATGCTTTTTCTTCCCATGCGCCATCTTCTTCTTCATATTCACGAACAATAACTGGCTTATCATTTTCTACATATTCCATAGAATATTCTGATCCTGGCAATCCAAGCAATCCTGGATTAGTCATTACGTATTCAACACGACCAACCATATTTTTATCGTCTTCGCCCATATACATTACAAAGTCGCCTTCTTTAATTTCATGCATACTTTTTCCTATGTTACCTTCAGAGCGATTAATTGCATAAATCTGTGCTGCTGCTTCTGCCCTTGTTTGGTGGCAACCCATAACTTCATTAGTACCCTCTTTTAATGCTGGGTATCCAGAACATCCAAATGAGCCTTTGGCTCCAACTCTATATGGCATAGCAAACCTCCTAGGTTATATACTGATTATATCAGAGTTCTTCTTTAGGAGATATCAATAGACGCTTAATCTCATGCAAAGACCATTGGTCTTTTACTGAAAGTTTATTGACTTCTTCCTTGTTTAATGCTTTTTCTGATAGTGTTATTGTTGGGTCTTTTTCAAATAAATCAATATTTATATACCCTTTTTCCCAAAGGCCCATTACTTCAGTATTTACACTAGAAATGTGATCCTCGTATAGTTCTGGCATAAGTTCTTTAATCTTAGGGGTAAAGGCATAAAGTAACTCTCCAGTTTGAGAATCAATTCCAGCAGCCTGAATGCCACCCTTTAAAATAAGGTCTTCTATTAATTCTTCATCACTCATTATTTATAAAATCTTCTAATTGGTTTTTTGTTTGTGCCCCAGAAGTGCGCTTGATAGACTTTTCATTTTTAAATAATATAAATGTTGGTACTGAAGAAATCTCAAACTTTTTAACAAGTTCTTTTTCAATGTCAACATCTATAACTTGAAAAGAATAGCCATCTTTAATTAATTCTTCAACAATTGGGCGAACTTTTTTACAAGGACCGCACCAGTCTGCTGTAAAATAAAATACGTGTTTCATTTTCCAGACTTTGCTCTAGCCTTTTTTAATGCCTCAAAGTCTTTAATTTTAGTATCACCAAGATAGCCCCATGCATATCCATCATTAATCATTTTATTATTTAATGATTCAGAATCTCCATTTACATAAACCCAACCAAGAATACGACCATACTTTTCTGATGAGTCCATCTTTTCTGTACGAATAACTACAGATTTTGCATCTTTAAGTTGTTTCTTTAAATATTCTTTAGCCTCAATACCAAGAACCTTTTCAGCCTTGTCTGTTGTTCTTGATTCTGGAGTATCAATTCCAGCAAGACGAACACGAGATGCAAATAAAATATCAAAACCTAAATCAATTACAACATCAATTGTGTCTCCATCAACAACATTTTTTACTTCTTTAACAAAATATTCATACATATAAAATCACTTACCTTTCGTTTAGTTTTTCACGTTCATCAATAACATTAAATGCAAATGTCATCAAGTTTGCATATCCGCTTGAAGTGCTAATAATTTCATTATAATCGTGGCCACAAAAAAGAAGTTCATTTTTTACTCCAACAACTTTTACAAGTGCTTGTGTTCCACATTTATCACATCTGTCTAATGCTGTTAATTTCCATTTTTGGGGCAAAACATGTTCATCAATCATAGTACTCATAGTATACCGCTACTTTCTATTATCTGTAGAATAAAAACCAGAGCCAGTAAAAATTGTACCTAAACTGGAATATACACGAACCATTTTTTTATTACAAATTTCACAATCATATCCTGGGTCTATATCTTTTACAGATCTTTCTTTAATAAATCTTTTTGCACAAGACATACAGTCATATTCATATAATGGCATTTATTTTATTTTCTTTCCAAACTTAGCCCAAACTCTTTCATGAAAAAAGTATCCCAATGCTTCCCAACCAATATAAATTAAAGCACCAAGACTTGCATACTCCCACTCTCCAGTGAAAATATATATAACTCCAGCAACGCCAACAAGATGAAATGTTTCCCAACTTAATGTTTTAAGTAAAGTTCTTTTAGTTGATTCCAAGTTTTCCTCCTAATAAATGGACAGTTTATTTAAAGACATGTCCAGGTCTTTTATTCTATTATATACTAATTACTATTTTTTAGCAACTTTAATATCAATAGACTTTGGTTTTTTCTCTTCTGGAACAATACGATCAATATTAATATGTAGCATACCGTCCTTTAGGTCAGCCCCAGTTACCTCCATGTATTCACCAAGAGCAAATGATCGTGTAAACTTACGACTTGCAATTCCCTTGTGAACAATTTCAGCATCTGTAACCTCAATAATTTCACCCTTAATAATTAGAGTTCCATTGTCTACAGATACATTAATATCTTCTTTTGTAAACCCTGCAACAGCAAGCGAAAGCCTGTATGTATCCTCATCTAGTTTAAAAAGATCATACGGAGGGTAAGATTGGTTATTTGTTTTATATACATTGTTTAACTGTGTTAGGTTTCTATTAAACCCAATAAAAAAAGGGTCATTAAAAATGGCCCATGGATCGTTCATCATGTTATTCCCCTTTCAAGCGAATAAGTTAATGTACCCCCTTTTGGCAGGTACACTAATATTATATCATATTAAGATTTTCCAACAATTTTACCAATTTCTGGAAACCAAACATAGTCTAATGGACTGTCATAAAGAGTTCCAAGAGCCTCTTGTGGTGTTTCAACAAGTGGTTGCCCAGCAAGATTAAAACTTGTATTTAAAATAACTCCAATACCAGTAATATTTTTAAAACTTTTTAAAAGTTCATATGGAATAATATTATTTTTACCAACTGTTTGAACTCTACAAGTTTTATCAAAGTGAACAATTCCAGGTATGCTAGTTTCAGACAAACTTTTTACTGGAAAAGAGATTGTCATAAACTCACTTTTATCAAGTCTTCCCATATCAAAAAATATGTTTGCATCTTCTTCAAGAACCATTCCAGCAAAGGGTCTATACCATTCTCTATTTTTAATTTTATTAACTTTATCTTTAGCGTTTACATCTCTAGGGTCAAACAGAATTGATCTATTTCCAAGCGCTCTAGGTCCAGCCTCTGCTAATCCATGGTAAAGTGCAACGCTTTTTCCACTTGCTATAAGTTTTGCAACATCATCTACAGTTATACTTTTACCTTCAATATAATCTAAATTATGTTTTTTCCCATTAAAAAATGTATGTTTTAGTTTATAAATATTATTATCTAATGTTGAATCTCTATAGGCTTTCATTGCAGATCCAATACTATTTCCACTGTCATCTGCTATTGGTTCAAAATAAAAGTTTACATCTGGAAAAACTGTTGTTAGGTAGTGATTTGCTACAACATTTAGTCCATATCCGCCAGTTATACAAACATTTTTAATTCCAGACTCCTTAATATGTTTATCAACTAGACTTGCAAGGGCCTCTTGTGTTTGTTTTTGAATTTGCCAGGCATAGTTTGCATAAAAAGAATAATTATCTTTTGTAATATCTTTACTAGCAAACTGTTGAAGATCTGCATTTGTTGCATTTCTGTTTGTTCCAAACAAGGATTCATGGGAAAAGTAATAATCATTTGGAATTAAACTATCAGTAAAAATTTCTGGATATTTAATATTTTTATCTCCATAGGCTGAAAGCCCCATGGTTTTTCCATTTTCAAGAGAATCTTGTAAAATTAATGATGTTGCTGTTTCATATACCTTGGTAATTCCAAACATTGATCTAATTTTTATATCAGTTTCTGGAAAAATTTCTTGTATATGTTTTTTTGCTTCATGTGCATAAGCATCATAAATCCAAAAACTTTTATACAAAGATTTAAAATTGTTTGGATATGATGCTAAATAAACAGTTTCTGATTCTCTACATGAATTAGCAAAGGCTGATCCATTTCTATCAACTACAACAACTAATGAGTCAGTAAATCCACTATTAAAAAATGCTAAATTAGCATGTACTAAATGATGTTCATTTGAATAGTCATAAATATTTTTTATATTATGTGTTTTTCTTGCAATTCCTAAGTAATTATTAAAACTATCTACGTCCTCAGTTGGTGAAGAATACGCAAGATCTAACTCTTCATTAGAATAATTAAAACCATTTAATGCTAAAATTGGCATTTTGTCTCTTTTTATTCTAGAAAGTCTTTCTTCTTTTATAAAATATTCTATTTTACCTTTATCATAAACACACAATGACGAATCATGTGCTGAAGAAACACCTATTATTTTAGTCATTTATAACCTTTTCTCTAGTACCCTTGAGCGGAATTGAACCGCTGACATTTAAAAATAAATACTCTTCCACTGAGTTACAAGGGTTGTTAATTATTTACTTTTTAACCCACAAGCCAAGTCTTTCAATAATTAAATTAATTTTACTAATTATAAGATTTACTTGTTGTTTAAACATTTCTACTTCTATCTCATTTTTAGATTTCCTAGAAACAAATTTTATTTTTTCTTCTTTATCTAAATCTTTAACAGAAATTTCTGCTGAAGTATTTTCAGAAGGTGTTCCAGGAGTAAAAACTGGGCTTGCATAATTTTTACCATCTGGATCTCTAAAATTAATTGTATGTGCTGTTTCACTTACGGATACTGTTGTTATTACTCCAGACTCATTATCAACTGTAGTAATTGGATGCGGAGTATGCATTGTAAAAACACCATTAGATTCAGTAACGATTGAAGATTCGGTTGATCTATATCCACCAGTTCCAGTTGTATCGTGTGTCTCTGAATTTGGTGCTGTTTGCATTACTGCTTTTTGTCCAAGATATTCTCCACCACCGCATACTGATTGCTGACAAACAATAACGCTAGTAACAATGCCCTGACTATCTACAATTGCCCAGTTACCACAAGGATCGCCTGCTTCACATGTTCCATTTCCAGCATATGCTGGTGCAACTATAGCCATAGAACTTAAAATAGTTGAAATTGATAAAGATAGTATTGCCGTTTTTAATTTCATTTTTCCCCTTTATTCTTTTATTTTAAATACAACTTGACATGGGTCTCCACCTGATTCCCACTCTTCTTGCTCTTCTTCGCTCATATATGGATCTCCATCATGAGTATTACAGAACGGTTCTGTTATCCATCCC